ATGCTCTTAAGCTTCGCAATCGTCGAAAAGACTATTTCACGTCGTGTTTACCTTGGCCGCAAAAAGGACCAGATGTCACTTTTCCCCTAGGAACTTCTGCTTGGGTAAAAGGTATTGGTAAAGACAATGGTAACTTTGATGAAACGAATGATCCTGTTCGTGAATCTGATGGCACGACTCCTACTTATCCAATCGCTTCTGGTCTTGACTGGGCTGATGCAAATGAACGTTATCGCGTGAAAGGATCTGCCGCTTCTGGCGGCTTTCCTCAAATTTACGCCGATCTTTCTGAGGCAACTGCTCTTACTGTAAATCAATGGCGTGAAACCATCGTAATACAACAAATGCTCGAACTCGATGCTCGTGGTGGTACTCGCTATGTTGAAATTCTTCTTGCTCGTTTCGGTGTGGTGTCTCCGGATTTTCGTCTTCAGCGTTCGGAGTATCTTGGTGGACAAACCATATCAATCAATGTCAATCCCATCGCGCAAACTTCTGCTACTGATGCGGAAACCCCTCAAGGAAATCTCTCTGCATTCGCTGTCGGACGCGGAAAAGCTGGAGTTAACCATTCTTTCGTGGAACATGGGCAACTCTATGCTCTCGTCTCGATCCGCGCTGACACAACCTACCAACAAGGGCTAAACCGACATTGGAGTGTTCGGTCCCGCTATGATTACTACGAGCCCATGGCCGCAAATCTCGGTGAGCAAGCTGTACTCGGCAAAGAGCTTTACATGGATACCAACCTAACAAATAACGATACTGCTATAGGGTATAATGAACGCTGGGGCGAATATCGTTATATGCCATCTTACGTAACTGGCCGCTTTCGTTCTAACTCTGCTGTTTCTCTCGACTCTTGGCATCTTGCTATCGACTTCGACTCTCGTCCTACAATCGAGGACATTCTTCCAGAAACTCCTCCTATCTCTCGTATTGTCGCTGTCTCGTCTGAACCTCATTTCATTCTTGATACTTGGACTCGCTTCCGTCACGTACGCGTAATGCCCATTTACTCGGCCCCTGGCCTAACGAGGTTGTAAATGTCTGTCGACCCTATATCTGCTGGAGCCTCCCTTGGGGGTGGTCTCCTTTCTTTCTATGGTCAGCAAGAAACAAATAAATCTAATGCTGAAAATGTAAATCGAACTAACATCGCTAACGCTGCGATGGCTCAACAACAAATGGATTTCCAGGAGAGAATGTCTAATACCGCTCATCAACGTGAAGTCGAGGATCTTAAAGCGGCTGGTCTTAATCCAATTCTCTCTGCTACTCACGGCGGCGCTTCTTCTCCTGGCGGTGCTTCTGCTACTATGACTGCTCCTCATTTCGAAAATTCTACTGCTAAAGGTATTGAAGGAGCTTCTGCTTCTGCTGCTGTAATGAACTCTCTTGCTCAAATGCAAAAAACTGTCGCTGATACTCATCTTGCAAATGTTTCTACCGAATCAACCGCTAAAGACGTTGAACGTAAGGGTATAGATAATTCTTTCCAAGGTGCTATTCTTGGCCAGACTTTGAAAAAAGCTGGCCTCGACGTTCGTAAATCTGATCTTGATCTAAACTTCGCTACTCAAGCCTTCGCCGATAATCTTAAAAAACTTCATTCTGAAAATCTTCGTTCTCAAATTGGAGTAAAAAGCGATGCTCAGTCGCTGAAATTTGAACATATGGGCGACAAGTATCTCGAGCAAATGAATCTACTTCCCGGATCTGCTCGTCAACAAGGCGAAGGCTTTGGCTGGCGTACAATGAACGACTTCCGTGACCTTTTCTCTGGTGCAATACGCCGAGTAATTGGCGGTAAATAAAAGGAGTTTATATGGCTAAAGTAAAGATACGTTCTGCTTATTCAGGTCAAGTCAGATCTATAAATCCTTCTCTAATGGAGAAAAATGCAAAGGTTCAAACTGAATTTCAAAAAGAAGTAAATATTAATGAAATTTTGGCTCGCGCAAAACGCGGCCAATTTCCCCCTTCCTGGATGACAAATAAAACCCCGTATTATGGTGACTTCACTCAGTCCCCTCAAAATTACCAAGAAGCCTTCAACGTAGTGCTCCGCGCAAAGGAATCCTTTGACGCACTTCCTCTCGAATTCCGTAAAGCGATCGGTAACGATCCGCGTAATCTTGCAACTGCTCCCAAAGAACTTTGGGAAGCTCATGGCCTTTTAAAAAGGCCAAAATCTGGAGAGGCGCTTGAAAAGCCGCCTACTCCGCCACCTGCGATGCCTTTAGACTCGCAAAAACCCGTCTCTGACGCAAAAAAGGAGCCTAAGGCTCCTCACCCAACTCCGGAGGAGTAAAAACGGCCTTAGAGCCAAATAGAGCGGTTATAGGAGGTCAAGGCGTAGCATAGCGAAGCCCAAAACCGACTCCACCGCTCCAAAAGGCTCTCTGGGCCGGTCCTCCCCTCCGAGTAGGGGGGAGCTCGAGGGGGCGCGCAGCAACCCTCTCGATAAACAGTTACACCCTTGTTGTAACTGTTCCCACTGACACCGAAGGTGTCATAAAAAAGAAAGGTGCCCTTTCTTGTTCCAGTTCTTTGGGTAAAATAAAATTATGAAACGTAAAATCATGTCACGCCGCGCAAATAAACGTAACTTCCGCCGTGGGTCTAAGACTCACAGAAAAAATGCTCCTCGTACTCTCTCTCGTGGTGGCATTAGGCTGTAAATGCCTTGCTACAAGCCATTGATGGCTTTGGTGCGTAACTCCCCCTCAGGGGGAAAAAAATCTATCTCGTTTCTTAAATCCATGCCTTCGGCTGATACAGCCCGGCATGGAACTCCTACACCGCTTCCCTGCGGTCAATGTATCGGTTGTCGTCTTGAAAGATCTCGTCAATGGGCGATCAGAATAACAAAAGAGCTTAAGCTCCATGATCGCTCTTCCTTTCTTACTCTTACTTACAACGATACGCATCTCCCTCGCCTTCCGAATGGCAAACCTACTCTCGTCCTAGAGGATATTCAAAAATTCCTCAAACGTCTCCGTAAACAAAATTCACCTAATTCACTCCGCTTTTTTCAATGCGGAGAATATGGCGAGGAAACTAAGCGCCCACATCATCACATGATACTTTTCGGTCACGCTTTCGATAAAGATCGTAAAAAAATACGTGACTCTCGCTCTGGATTTCCTCAATGGGAATCCGAATCACTTACTAAACTTTGGGGTAAAGGTAATTGCACCATCTCTGAAGTTTCTTTTGAAACTGCTGCATATTGCGCGCGCTATATCTTAAAAAAAATCACTGGAAAAGGTTCTCGCTTTTCCTATCAAGGGCGTAAGCCCGAATTCGTCACAATGTCACGTCGTCCCGGTATCGGGTCCGGCTATTTTGATGAATACAAAAATGAAATATATCCTAACGACTTTATAATACCTGACATAGGTCGTCCAGAATCTCTTCCTCCAAAGTATTTTGATAAACTACTTGAAAAAGTAGATAAACCCTTGTTTGACAAGGTAAAAAAAAATCGCACGGAAGGTCTTGACTTCTGGAACGATCCAAACTCTACTGACACCCGTCTCGCTATCCGCGAGAAAATCAAAGAAAGACTAATTAAAAATTGTTTACCAAGGAAAATAGAATGAAAATCTTCGCTACTCTCGACGTCAAGGCCAATCACTTCCTCAAACCCTTCATTGATACTTCAACTGCAAATGCTCTTAAGCTTCGCAATCGTCGAAAAGACTATTTCACGTCGTGTTTACCTTGGCCGCAAAAAGGACCAGATGTCACTTTTCCCCTAGGAACTTCTGCTTGGGTAAAAGGTATTGGTAA